GGATGTACAGAGCCTTGATCGACGAGAAGGCGACGGTTCCGCGATCGTCGGCCAACGCGGTCAGGACGAGGTCGTCGACCTCGCTGACGCCGATGGCCCTGGTGCCGCTCCAGGTGACCTGCGCCTGGTTGGCGGCGGTGCCATTGCTGAAGAACGCCGCGAACGTCGCCGGCGTGACCCGCATCTGAGTCGACATTTCGTCGCTGGTCGTCTCGTGCGACACCAGAGACAAGGAAGCCTGCGCTGTCAGCGGCATATCAGTTCCCCATGATGTGGATTTCGTATTCCGTTCCGCTCGGGCCGCCGATCCGCAGGAGGCTGCCGCCAGTCGTGGTGGCAAACCCCGTCGAGTTCGGGCAGGAGAGCAGGAACGACCCCAGCGGCCGGATCGGGTAGCCCCGCAGCGACAGCGAGCCGAGGTTGACCATCGGCGAGAAGTTCCACGATACGACGTCGGTGGCGAAGTTCCTGAACTCCGCGCCGTTCCATCCTGCGGTCATCCCGATGGCGTTGGACGACGACAGATTCCTGACGCACAGCACCTTGACGTTGGACACGCCGGCCGCCGACAGGTCGATGTCGTCGTGGCCCTGGGTGCCGCACGCCCTGCGGTCGCTCCACACCACGGTGCAGTCGCCGACGTCCAGCACGAACCGGAGCGGGTGGTGCTTGATAGACGACGTCAGGCCGCTGGTGACGACCTTCCTGGCGTCGATGTCAACCGCCACCGCGGCCTCGACGCTCATCTGTACCCGCCCCAGCCGCTCGCCGCGAGCAGCGTATCGAAGGTGCCGGGGATGGTGACCATCTGGAGGTTCGCGGCCGTCACCGGCTCCCGGTTGGCGTACCAGTGGGCCACGAGGAGCAGAACGAGGTGCCGGAGGGTGGCTGGGCAGTTGGCCCCGCTGGCCCCGTAGCCGGCCGTCCAGCGCACGGTGACGCTATTCTCGTCGCCCCGCACCGGCGGCCACACGCCGGAGTACAGCGGGTAGATGCGGCCTGGGGTGACGTATGAGTCTGCCTGAAAGCCGGCCACGCTGGTGATAGTCCTGTTGACGCCGCCCTCGTCGCGGTAGATGACGGTGACGGTCTGGGCGGCCATCGGCGGGCGCGGGAGCGTCAGCTCCCACAAGGGGAAGCAGTCGTAGCGAGCCTCCCAGACGGTCGTGATCATCGAAATGTCGAGGATGTCCTCAACGTACAGCCTGGCCGCAGAGATCAGCGTAGACAGGTAGGCATTGTCGTCGTCGATGTCGACGCGGCAGTGGGCCTTCGCTTCGGCGAGCGTCACGGGCTCGACGGCCGGCTCGGTGAATCTCCGCAGGCTGCGGTACGGCGTGATGCCGATACTCGGAGACTCAGGCGTGACGTAGACGATCCCTGCCCCGGTGGTCATGGCTGCCTCTTCCTTGGCTTCCTGTCGATCGTTGCCCGTTCAGCCCGCTGCTCGACTGCGGCCGTCTCGACGACACGCTCCTCGACCGGGACGACCAGCCCGCGTGCGACGAAGATGCGTGCAGCACCGTCGCCCCACTCGAACTCCTGGCCGACCTTGTAGCCGCCGAACGCCTTCGCGACGCGAACCTTCATTTTACGATCCCCCATGCCCGCTCATGCGGAGTGCCGCTCGACCAGTAGTCGGTCGTGTGTTGCTGCACCTTGCCGCCCGCGTCCTGCCTGGACGGCCAGGTGATCATCAACTCGGCGTGGCCGATGCTGATCTGGGTCGCCATGCCCAGCGTGTTGCCGGCCTTGGCCCACGCCCGCCAGAAGTAGATGTCCTCGTCCACATGGCCGCCCGTCCACTCGCCCTTGTCGTTGGCGTGCGCCAGGAACCACGGCTTCTCGACCTTCTTGAGGGCCGCCGTGCGGAACAGGGTGCAGCCGAAGTGGGCCGTTTCGACCCTCTGGACGGGCTTCGCGAACCAGTCGTCCTCGACGGAAGTCTTGTCCTCCGGGGCGACGCCGGGGAGTGCGAACATCACCGAACTGCTCTCCCGCTTCTGTTGCAGCGGGGCGATGGCGTCCACGCCGGAGAAGTAGAGCAGCGTCGTCAGCGCCTCGACGGTGCGGGGGGTGAAGACGCTGTCGTAGTCAATCGTCAGGATGACGTCGTAATCGTCGATGACGCTCTCCATCGACCTCTGGACGCACTGACCCCAGAACGCACCGGAGTGCTTGACGATGGGAATCTTGTGGGGCGTTAGCGCCTGCGAGACGCAGAAGAAGTTGTCAGTGAAGCCGAGGCGAGGGGTGCTCATCAGAGCAACGACCTTCGCCTCGGCTTCGCACTGACCTACACGCAGCAACATCGGACGCTCCTTGTGAGGAGCGGGCGCGCCTCATGCGCCTTTGTCGGCCGTCCTTGGCCGTCCCGCATGGAATACGGGATCAGCCTCGAACCAGACCGATGACGTTGGCCTGGGCCGCGTTCTCCGGCGACACCTCCGGCCGACCCAGCCGACCGACGATCGCCACGGTGGCCGACGCGCCGGGGGTGTAGGACACCCGCAGGTAGCGCTTCTTGGCCTTCGTGTCGATGTCCATCTTCAGCACGGCCGCCGAGGCGGTGGCGGTGACCGCCGGGATGGCGAAGCCGCCGGTGCCGCCGCCAACGAGGGCGGTGACGTCGCTGTAGCCGGAGCCGGACGAGTCCGACTCCTCGACCTTCACCGCGTTGGCGAAGACCGTGCTGGCGTTCGACGCGCGGATGACGGTCACGCTGGCGTGATCGTATCCGAGGGTGTCGATCGTCAGCGTGGCGGTCGCCGTCGCGCCGACAGCCGCCGTGGGGAGTTCGGCGACGACCCGATGGTTCTGGGAGTGAATCATCTGCTAGGTGCTCCTGTTAGATCACGAGGCCGCCGACTTGAGGGCGACCACGGGGCCGGCCTCGCTCGTCGAGCCGAGGGTGTGGTGGTTGATGTCGAACCGCATGGTGCCCTGGAGCAGCACCTGATCGGTGGTGGCGTAGACCTGGTCGTACAGCCGCACCGAGAAGTCACGCCGTTTGGCGTAGATGCTCGAGAGGCCGAGGTTTCCGAAGAGCACCTTGACCTTGCTGGCGTCGGCACCGAGGGTGCTGTTCATCACATGCACCATCCGCACCGGGTAGCCGAGGAACGTCTCGCCGGCCGCCGACCCGATCTCGCTGACGGTGTTGCCACCGGCGGCGTACTTCAGGCGAGCGATGCTGGCGGCGTAGCCGGCGGGGCTGACGTACCAGGCCGCGCCCTGACGGGCGTAGATCGGCAGCTTGCCCATCGCACCGAGGAAGTCCTCGAGGTCGAGCGTCTCGAAGCCGGTGTTGCCGCTGGCCGCGGTGTGAACCGACGCCGTGTGGCTGCCGTTGTCGATCTTCGACACGATGCCGCGGATGCCGCCGAAGCTCGAGCCGCCATCACCGATCCACCCGCAGGTGTCGACGGTGTACGCCAGTGACGTACTGAACTCTTGTGCACAGGCGTCTGCGATCGACACCACGGCGTCCTCGACGACCTCCGAACTCATCCGGCAGGCCACCGCGAGCTTCTTCGCCGTCAGCGAGACGTTGCCGTAGGTCGGCTCGCTCTCGGTGATGGCAGAGCCTTCGCCGATGAAGTAGGCCGACGTCCCGGTGAGCCGCTTGGGGATCACCAGGGTGTCGCGGGCCATCGACACGTTCTCGGCGGCGCCGGGGAAGGTGCCGTAGGTTTCGACGAGCCGGATCACGCGGGCGGCGAACTCCTCGGGGACGAGCGCGCCACCGGCCGAGTTGGAGCCCTCGTTGAGGGCGCGGCCCTCGACGCCGTGGTCACGGCACCACCGGAGGTCGTCGGCGTTCTTGAACACGACGCCGCGAATCCACCGGCCGCAGCGATACGCCTGCTCGACGGCCTCAGGGCTGTCGTTGAAGGCCCGCAGGCTCGTGTGATGCGGGTAGATCGCCCGAATCTCGGTCTTCTTGGGCTGCTCCGTCTCGACGGCCACGGGGGCCGGGGCGGGGGCGGCCTTCTCGACCACCGCACGCAGTTCCGCCTCCTTGGCGGCGAGCTTGCCCTCGAACTCGAGGTCGGTCTTGACGGTGTCGCACTCGTCGGAGAGCCGACGAAGCTCGGAGGTCTGGTCTTCCGACCGCTCGGCCACAGAGGCCAGTTCGTTCATCCGCGCGGCGATGGCCGCGGCACGATCCTGAAGACGCTTGAGGTTGCTCGCCATGATGGCCTGCTCCGTACTGAGCCGGCCAGGCGGGCATGGAGATGCGCGACGGCCGGCGGGGTGTTGATCCCGCAAGCGCGCCGCGCCTTGCATCCGCAAGACACTCGCACTGCTCTCGCGACATCCATCGCGAGCGTTGTGTCTACTTGTAGGCTACCGCGTCGACTACTTGCCGTGCAACGGAGTCGACATGATCGCTGCCTTCAGCGCCGCCGCCTTGCCGATGTAGTCGGTGGTGTCGGCCATCGATCGCGACGCTTCGGCCTCGAGTTGCTTCACCTTCCTGGCGGCGAAGTTCTTCGCCGGCGTGCCGCCCCACAGAAGCCACGCCACGAACCCCGGCTTCTCGGCGCCGGGCGTATCCCAGCCTGCGGACTTGCTCGCCGACTCGTGCCGCGAGAACCACGCATTCATCTCGCGAACCCAGTCGGGATTCATCTCCTCGCGGCGGGCCAAGCGGTTCGCGCGGGCGACCGTCTCGGGCTTCAGCCCGTCTCCGCTCTTGCCCTCTTCGTGCAGCCGCAGGCCGCGCTTCGCCGCGGCGGCCATGCCGGCCGTCGGCTTGAGGCTGACGGCACGCTCGTCGTCGTCCATGGGCTCCGAGACGTCGGCGTGGGCCTGGAGGTCGGACATCTTCCGCCCTGTGAACAGGTCGGTTTCCTCCCACCCGCCGTCTTCCGACTCCCAGATGCGGACGAGGGCCGCGGGATCGTCGGCCGTCGCCTCGAGCGAGTACTCCGATCCCTCGTCGCCCAGGCGGCCCTCGGTCATAACGTGCTCGACGCGGCCGACGCCGCCGTCCCACGCCACGAAGTCGCCCTCGGCGAAGATCGTCGCCGCGGCCCGAACCTCGGCCGGCTCAGGCTGCGGCGACTCGGCGGTCTTCGCCATGTCCAAGGCCCGCTTGCTGACGTAAGTCTCCGTCGCCAGGTAGGCGGGGTTGTCCACGGGGCCGGCGTCGCCGAGGAAGTCGAAGCCCCGGATTTCACGCACCATCCGGCCACGCTCGTCCTTGTACCAGCGCTCTTTGTCGCCCTTTGTGCGGAAGGCGAAGCTCGATCCGCGGACATCCCCGCGTTCGATCAATTCGACGACGTCAGCGGCCGATCGGGGCGGCGAAATCTCGTACCGCAGGCCGCGGGCGTCGGAGAAGAGCCGCATCGTGCCGCTGGACGTCCGGCCGATCACGCGCTCGTGGTTGTACTTGCCGAAAACGTCGGGGTTCGACCCCAGGACTTCGTCGAAGGCGCCGGGGAGAATCCGCTCCACGAAGCCTCCCAAGTCCTGCGAGTCGGAGTTGTAGACGGCCGCGTAGCCGCGAATGACCGTGCGGCCATTCTCGTCTTCCTTGACCTCGAGGCCCGGCGCCTCCGGGTTCAGGCGGATTTCAAGTTCGCTCTGTCCGTCCATGTCGCCGTAACCTCCTCGTAGGGTTTGCCACTGCGGTGGCAATCCAGAAGCAAATCCCGCGATCCGTCGATCCACGACGTCACGAAGTCTTCGATGTCTCGGCCGGTCGCCGTGGCGGCGTCGCAGAGTTCCGTCCGCATCCGCTGGCCGTGGGCCTCGAACCAGGCCGCAAGTTTGGCCGGCTTGTTTCGACGCTCCAGAATGCCGTCGGCCTCGATCGCGGCGAGGCGTCGAAGCGTCGAAGTGAAGACGATTTCGGCGGCGTCCCGCTGGCTGGGCTCGGCGTCATCGGCCTCCTGCGTGGCCGGTTGCGTGGCCGGTTCGTCCTGCGGCTGCTCCGACACCTTCGTCGTCGCCGCCGTCGGGTTGCCGGGGGTGTAGTTCTCGAGCAGTTGCATATTGACCTGGACGAACCGCTTGTCGCCGCCATCGACGGGGTTGTAGCCCAGTTGCTGCCGCACCTCGTTGGTCGAGAAGACGCCCAGGTTCCACATCTCCCGCAGGAACGACGCCCTGGCGTTGAAGTCGCCCACCAGAAGCGCCGAAACGTCGAACTGGGCGAAGTACTTCTTGTCGTCCACCACGAGGTCGCGGCGGCACGCAGCCTCGAAGCGTCGAAGGTGCGGGACGAGCGTGAACGTCACGAAGTCGATGGCCTGCTGCTCGACCGACGAGTACGACGATTTCGTCAGGTCGCCGATCATGTAGGCCGGCACCCGCGTCGCCCTCGCCACCTCCTCGATCTGGTAGCGGCGTGTCTCGATGAGGCGATTGGTGTCGTTGTTGAGCGACAGTTCCTTCACATGGGTGCCGTGCGGCAATACTGCCGTCTTGTAGGCATTGGCGGGGCCGTTGCCGTGGATGTCGTTCCACTGCTCGCGGAGCCGCTGGAGCGTTTCGGGCTTCAGCGGCTGATCGACCTCGATGACCGACCCCGGCCTGGCCCCATTCCCGAAGAATGCGCTCGAGTGCAGTTCCGTCGCCCTCGCCAGCGCGATGGCGTCCCGCATCAGCACCGTCGGGATGTAGCAGTTCACGCCGTCGGGGGAGAGGCCGCGGTAGGCGAAGACCTCGTCCTGCCGGTAGTACGTCGGCGTCGGCTTGTCGGGCTCCTGGTAGGCGTACCGCAGCCGGCCGTTCTTCAGCCGTTCGGGCTTCATCCGCGACGGATGCAGCGGGATGAGCTGATCGACGGCGCCGCGCCGGCCGGGCTTGATGTGGGCGTAGCCGACGCCCCACAGCATGTGCCACGACTGCATGAGTTCCTTGAACTCGAACGACGTCATCCACTCGTTCGGCTCGTAGGCCAGGATGTCGTAGAGCGGGTGGGCCTCGGCGATCCGCTTGCCGTCCGGCGTCCGCTCGTAGAGGTGCAGGGGGAGGCTGGCGACCGACTCGCTGACGACCTTGACGGCGGCCAGGAAGGCGCTGCACTGGAGGCTGGCCTCCGGCGAGACGTAGACGCCGGCGGCCGTCTTTCGCTGCTCGACGATCTCCTCGAACACGCGGGAGATGCCGGAGCGCATTTCGACGATGTCTTCGATGTCTTCTTCGGGCATTACGCTAGATCAGTAGGATTTGCGGGTCGTCTTCGCCACCGTTGTTCTCCGCGCTCAAGACACCCAGCGGCATGATCAGGGCCACGGCGGCGTCGATCCTCGCGGTCGAGTGCGACTGGCTCTTCGTGGGCTTGATGTTGCCGGCGTCGTCCTGCTTGACTTGCATATTGCTGATGTGCAGGGCGAGCGGCGGGTTGCCTCCATGCCTTATTTTCCGGCCCAAAACGGCTGTTTCGAGCAGCTTCGTAGGCGCCGAGAGGCTGGCGTAGCCCTGCCCATACGGCTTGACGTCGATGCCCTCGTTGACCAACTGAGTCGTCAAGTGGGTCGCGTTCCACCTGTCGATAGCGACAGACCGCACCACGTTCTTCTCGGCAAACGAGAGAACGTAGTCGCGAACCACATCGTAATCCGTCACGTTTCCATCTGTTAGTGTAACAAAACCGTCTCTGGCCCATTGGCGATACGGTGCTTCGTCCCTGTCGGCGTTCTCCTCGGGGATGAAGAGGTGAGCGAAGACGTCGTAGGTGCCGTCCTCGTCGGGCCACACCGCGCAGAATGCCGTCGTGTCGCTGGTGCTCGACAGGTCAAGGCCGCACCAGCACGGCCGGCCGTCGGTCGGCCGCAGCGGCGCGTTGCACGCCTCCCACTGCCCGGTGCGGAAGAAGCGATTGGCGCCGTTGCTGACCCACTGGTTCAGGTACAGCGTCCGAAACTTGATCTCCTCCGCGACGCTCTCGCGGGCCAGCATCGCCTCGCGCTCCATGAACTCCTTGCGGATCGTTACGCCGTAATTCGGTGACGCGGCCTTCCAGGTTTCCTCTGAAAATGGGTCGGCATGATCATCGGCCGCATAGATGCACGGCAGGAATGTGGGGTCTTTGATGATCCCGTCTCTGATCTTTAGCGCCCTCTGCCATTCGTCGTAGCAAGGCCCGATACGCTCCATTCCGGCCGTTGTGATGTAGACGACAAGAGGCTCGGCGCGCGCCCCCATGCCAGACTCAAGGACATCGATGAGGTCGCGGTTTTTCTGAACGTGGAACTCGTCCACCAGGCACAGGCTCGGATTGAAGCCGTGCTTGCCGCGGTGCTCACTTGAAAGAAATTGAATAGTGGAGTTCTTATGCGGAATGACGATCGACGACTTGAAGATGCGGCATCTTTTGAGCAGGCCAGGGCACGATTCGATGTATCGCGAGCACGCCGTAAACAAGAGACTTGCCTGCTTGCGATCGCCGGCGGCGATGAGAATCTGGCCGCCTTCAGCCCCAAAGAATCCCTCGTAGGCACCGATGACGGCGCACATGGCCGAGTTGTGTGTCGGGACAAGTGACCGGCCGACGAGGAACATTCCATCCGGCGACGACACTTGAATGCATCTGACCGGGACGGACTCGGTCGGATGACACGAGACGATCTGGCGGGTGCGGCAGCGAGGCAGTGACTTCGGAGGCGACTTGACCCTGGCCTGCTTCCGAGAGAGGCGAAACACCTTCATCGGAAGCAGTGGCGTGAACTGAACTCGATACTTTGGGCCGACCGCGCGTCCGTTGAGCGTTGCTACGCCCTCGCCAATGGACACCTTCAGCCCCAATGTGGTTGCGAGTTGGGCGAAGTCTTCTGCCAGCCTGCGGCTTGTTGAGGTGAACTCGGCGCCGCCGCGATCCCTGCCGATTGATCCGTCTGTGTCCATCAAGCCTTGCAGTAAGGCAAGCCGCTGATTCGCAGACGCCATCATGTAGGACGCAGGGATGTGCTTGTTTCCCAGCACTCCCAGTTCTCGCAGTCGAGTTCGCACAGACGCGACACCCATGCCGCGGCGGGCCTTGCGGTATGCCACGCCGCCGAGGGTGACGGTGAGAGCCTTCCCCTCTCCGTACTGCCTGACAGTCGCGCCAGGGAGTATGCCGCAGATGTTGTCGACCATCTCGGCTTCGTTCCGGCCAACAGTCACCCTTGCTCCGCTTGTTGCGCCATCTCCAAGCCATACGCCAAAAAGGTATGGGTCGATAGGAAGGTCTGCCTCCGGCATCTCCAACGTCGAGGCGACCTCGACGCTGTGGTTGCGGTCGCCTCGAGAGCCGCAAGTGCAAGACCGTGCTATCTCGCCAGTTGTCCTGACTCTCCAGCCAGCCTTGCCGGTGCCGTGGTTACCAGGCCCGTCGCCTGGCCGGTCTATTCGGGCGTTTGTTCGCCAGAGATGCTCTTCATCGGCGACGATCGTGTCTCCATGCGAAAATGAGACGGCGTAGCACGGCCGTCCGTTCATCACCTCGCTCACCGCGACGACGGCCACCGGGCGTCCCGATGGATGGAAGACCTCGTCGCCGACCTCGACGCCCCCCATGGTCTTCCACCCGCTGGTCGTCAAGACAGGGGTGTCAAGAGCCAGTGCCTTGCCTGATTTTCGCGGCAGCGCGAGAAGGCTTCGCTGGTACTGCCTTAGACCATCGGGCCGCTTGGTGTTGAACAGCTTGTCGAGATAGTCGTCCTGCCACGGCTCCGGCACGAACGGCTGACCAGAAAACGGCGCCTCGGTGTGCTTCAGGAGTCTCGCAAACTTGCGTATGTCAACTTGCGGCTGAGTCGCCAAACAATGCATCCACGGGGTCGGATGTGATTTTCACGGCGCCGTAGCCCAGGCGGGTGCGGTCGGCCGGGGTAAGGCCGAGGACGGTTTCCAGTTGCCGGAGCTGCTCGTGGCAGTGGTTGCTCTGCGACTGCCACTTGTTCGGCCGGCTGAACCGCAGCGACCCGTCGGGGGCGGTGACTTCGACGTACCCGCAGCCTTCCTTGGCGAGTTGCATCTCGGCCTCACGCCACCGCTCCCAGATGATCGAGTAGCGGGCGATGACCTCGACGTCACTCTCGGCCAGCGTTCCCATCCGCTGCGTGTAGCCGCAGACCAGGCTGAACATCTCCTTCGCCGCGGGGCGTAGCCACTCGGGCGGCGAGGGGAGGGCATCGACCTTGGTGCCAAGCTCCTCGCGGCCCTTGGCCTCGCGGGAGCCTCGCATGGCGAGGATGTGCTTCGGCGTTGGTGCTGGGCCTTTTGCCATAGTTGTCTCTCAGTGTAGGGTTGACGGCTCGAGCGGAGCAACGGAGTTCGACTTCACGCTGTTGCACCGATGGCACGCTGCCCTGACGTTTGACGGGATGTGGCCGGGGCTGTCGGGGCCGAGGGACAGGGGGATGATGTGATCGATCGTGCGGCTTGTCGGGTCGCTTTTGTCCCACTTTCTGTTCAGGGCCACTCCGCATATCTGGCAAGTCCAGTTGTCCCGCTCATAGATGTCAACCAGACGTATTGGCGTGTACGGCGCGCCGTAGTAGCGGCATCGTTGCCGGTGGTTTCGGCCATACTTCTTCTTTGTGCGTTTCCCGGCCTCGATCTTTCTCCGGCGTGCGTCCAAGCTGCATTTCTCGCACGCTCTGCGGCCGTCCGCGACTACATGCGGAAGTTTGCATATGCAGCACCGCGGCGGCTTGGCGCACTTGCCGCAGATGCTGGCAGGAAGGCTTGAGTCTCTCATGCGCCTTGTCGGCACCCCACACTTCTGGCACTTGCCGACGATGGGGTAGACGTCGTCGCCCCACGAATGAAACCACTTCGCAATCATATCGGTAAGGCCGCCCCTTCGCCGGGTATCAATCGCCTCGGGGAGTCGCTTTCGGCGGGCCTCAAAAGCGCACTCGCGAGAGCAGTACTTCTTCTGGACAGTGTACGAGCCCGATGCTCGCCTTGTCCTGGCGAACTCAACGCCGCAGCACAGGCAGACCCGTCGCTTTGCCTCCCTCTTCTTCCGCAGCTTGGCAGCGCAACCAGGCGAGCAGTGTCTCTGGCTGCGGCTCTTCTTCCTGAAAGGCTGACCGCAGCATGGGCAGTCTGCCTGCTTCATCTGCCCCCGGCACGCGGCAGAGCAGAACGACTTGCCACGGCCAAGCGAGTGAAAGCTCTTCCCGCATCCTCGACAGACGCAGGCTATCGGTCGCCCCCGCCACCGAAGGCGGCGGCAGGAGTCGCAAGTCGCTCGAGGCCGACCCGCGGCCCTGACGGGAGGGGGCAGCGAACAGCCGCAGAACCGGCAGGCTGCCGGCCGAGGCTTCGGCGGTCGGTTGCGAAGCCTCGTCGCCTCGTGGCAGCACCGCTGTGAGCAGAACTTGCGCGGCTTGGTTCCG